ATAACGCAAAAAGCGGACTGGTACTATGTCATGAATATGCTCTACTCCGACTACTCCGAGATTTACGGCAGCGACATTAATATGTATATCCGTGTAGCAAAAGCCTATATGCGCGACCCCGACGCACCGGAAGGCAAGGTATTTGACTTGTGGCTTGCGCAGATGGAAGCATAAATGTAAACTATAAGGGCGCTGTGCGTGCGTGAAAAATACAACGTATAAGTAACGCATAAGTAACAAAAACGCCTAGAATCCGCATGAATCCTAGGCGTTCAGTTCTGCAAGCGTTAACCAAACGTTAATCGTTTTCAACGGGAACAAACAATCACAAAGTCGCTGAATCCCTGCAACTGCAACGGTTGTGGGGATTTTTTATATTATAAATTCGTCTGTAAATTGTCCACCGTTCGTGGAAAATCACTAGCGTAAGTAACAAGTAAGTAACGAGTAAGCAACAAGTAAGTAACAAATTAAATTTTGTTGATGGCTTCAAGCAGCTGCTCAACGGTCTTGTGAGTGTAAACCTTTTCCGTCACATCGCTGCTCGCGTGGCCGAGAATCAATTTTTTTATCTTAGCATTTGTATCGTGATTGTCAAGCATGGTTGCGCAGGTGTGGCGGCCGTCGTGCGGCAGATGTTGCATATCTAATTCTTCCATTGCAACGTCCCATATATTGACTCTGTACCAGTCGTAATTGACAGGCCCGCCGTCCTCGTTGCTATATAAGTTGTCGCCTGTACTGTAATCGTAAGCGGCACGAACAAACGGCAGAATCTTATCTGCTAGAGGAATGATACGGTTCTTGCCTGCGTCTGTTTTTATGCCGCCAAAGAACGTCTTTTGTTGAAAATCTACATCAGTCTTTTTGATTTCGCAAAGCTCCGTCGGGCGCAGACCAGTATAGCAAAGTATAAGCACAGACTGTACATTGAAGTCGTGACTGTATCGCCACAGCTTCTCCATTTCTTCTGCGGTAAAAGGCTTATGCTTTTTGCTCTTAGGCTGCGGCGGCAGCTTCGCAAGTTCAACATAGTTCTTCTGTGCAATGTCGTTTGCAAGCGCGTATTTTGTTATCAGGTTGCAGACTATGCGGATAGCTTTCTTGCTGGCATAGCCTTTATCACAATCGTTTATAAGCTTCTGAAAGTCTGCGGTCTTTAATTCCGCAAAGGGAACGTTCCATATAGGCTCACAACGCGCGTAGGCTGCCTTGTATTGGTTAGATTGTTCTTTGCCGTCAACATAGGTTGCCGTCTCCCATCTGTCGTGTACCTGAGCAAATGTGAGCTTCATAGCGTCAACGTCGATGTGCTTGCCGCCGAGTGTCGCCAGGAACGCAAGTGCTTCTGTCCGCTTGGCGAAATAAGCAATAGGCTTTTGTATCTGCCTGCCCTCTGCGTCATAGCCGGTAGTTTTCCTGACCATAAACGGCCTGCGCCTGTTGCCGGATAGTTTTGTTATTGAGCCATAGCTGTTAGGTAATTTCAAATTATTCACACTCCCTGTGTATAAACTGTGTATAGTGACTAACTGTACCGTCCACGCTCTTATTATTAACAGATTCGCCATATGGAAAATGATATAATAAAGACGTGGTTAAAAGGTTGGATACTCGTGTAAACGACAATCCCTAAAAAGTCCTAGCGGTGTCACGGCCGCTAGGCATCTGCCTAAAACCTACGAGAATTGTTGCTAACCAAAAGCGTTTTCAGTGTCACCTCCTTTCAAAGAATTAGAATAACAAGTTCGGACGAAACAACCCCCACGCCTGGCATAACGTGGGGGTTGTTTCTTTATAATCAATAGCATTTTTTATGGTATAATTTTTCAGCGTACTCATAGTACATTGAATTGATGATAAAAATAACAGCCACGACAGCATCTATTATTTGCCAATCGCTTCGAGTAAGGCCAATATACTTAGAAAACAGAAGAAATATAGCTACGTGTAGTATTACCATTTTAAAATTATCAATTTTCCAATATTTCACACAAGCATATATAGCATAAAACCATACTGACATTTTCATACAGTTATACGCCCCTCTATCCGGCAAGCCTACAATAGATGTAAATAGCAAGAGAATAGCCATATACCAAGAGAGCATTTTAAAATCTCCATCATAAGATTTCACTATCCAAAGCGGAATAGCAAACATAATTAAAATAGCAAGTAAAGCAAGCATTATATTTCCCTTTCTTGATTAGTTTCCTCTGGGCAGTTTTACGCTGCCCACGCCGCGCCTCTTGATAATGGCATAGCGCATAATGTTGAATAGAAGTTCTTGACGCATAGGCAGTAGTTGCGTTCTGCCATGTTGACCACCCCCTTCGTGTTTATCTGATTTAATAATAGCACCTTCTCACAAAATGCACAAGTTATTTTTAAAAAAGTCGCACACGCACTTGCGCAACGCAGGACGATTCTAGTATACTTTAAGTAGGTTCTTGACGCATAGACTCCGCTATATTGATGAGGGGAATAACTATGCAAAATTTATTAAACGCCATACTTCAACTATTGCAAGAGATAGAGGACGAGAAAACGCTATCCATCATTTACAGTTTTGTCCTTGGTCTGACGCAACAAGATGAGTAGGCAACTTCATTTGCTGCGCTGAGCTGAACAGTGTAGCAAAAATCCCGTAACCGTTATGGTTACGGGATTTTTTTATTTGCCTGTTATTTGCCGGACTTCGCTAGGTTGTGAACAAAATCTTCAAATAAAGTTTTCATTTCGGGCGGCAGTTTGAGATATTCCAAAAATAGATTCTTGGTAAACTCATCATCTGTCTTTAGCAGCTTGCCAACTTGCAGTGCTAATTCTTCGTTGGTCGTGTTCCTGGCACGGAACATATTTCCTTCGCCAGTACGTAGCCAATCTTCATTAACATAGAACACACGGCAAATATCACGAATTGACCTATCAGTTATATTGTAAGTACCGTTTTCATAGTTGGCAAGCGTGGACCGTCCTATTTGCATTTTCTCTGCGAACTCCTGCTGATTTAGTTTTAAAGCTTTGCGCAATAGCTTTAAACGCTCATTCATTACAAACCACTCCTTTCTAGTGTTGCCACCAAATATTACGTGCTTATTTTAACATATAAAGAAAAAAAGTACAAGAAAAATGTTTGAAATAAGAAAATACATATTGACGCAAACAGAAGAAGAGAGTATAATAAAACCATGATATGTTTGATGCAAGCTATAAAAGTTTGGATGAAACAAATTGCTGTATACTGTTTCTTGTATCTTACAAAAAAGGGGGTGCTTACCGTGGAATTTTTTCAATCTAACTTTTTCCAGATATTCGTTCTTGTAACCAGCGGATTATTTTGTGGTTTCGCCCTGGTTCTGGTCTTTGCGTTCGTCGTTGGACTCGCTCGAGAATTGCTTTAAAGTAAACGAAAGGTGCAAAAGATAATGGACACAGCAATGTACATCATCGGCGTTTACAACGGGCGAGCAATGGCAGGTGAGCCTGCCACCATTGAAGAGTGTATTGCCACCATGTTAGCAATGGTTTTTCTTCTTCTTTTTTTAGAGCTTCCCAGATTTTTTGAAGTTCGGAAAGAGCAGCGTCAAAGGATGTTGCGTCGGGAAGAAGAGGAGACAAAACGCCAACGCTTGAAAAATCGTCTTGATGGCTTTGAAGCTTGGCGAAATCGTAAACTAGCTGAGGAAAAAATTCAGCAAGGCGAGCTTGGTTCTGCTCCCACAAGGAAGAACGCCACGGAACAAGTGGCGTGTCAGACTGAAGGTGCTCCATGTAAGAAGTGACGGCAGCTTTAAACAAAACGGCGTAAGCGCGGCGCACTTCCTGCTTGCGGTATTCTTCTCTATTTACTGTTAGCCGGTGAGTAAAGTAAGAAGCTGCAAGCGCAGGAGCAGCAGCCTTAAATATGTCTAATAAAGATTCAATAATAATCACCTCCGTTCTATTCTTTCATTATAACACGGAGAGTAAAGGGAAGGAGTGAAGAAAATGGAAGTAAAGCCAAAAGATATACTCACCGAAAAACGTGTAAAGCGCGTTGCGGTTGATATGACTAAGCTTAAAGCTGACGGCCTTGCAATGGCAGCCAGCTATATGCAGGGCCTGCAAGCTGCCATTAAGGTATATGAGCAGCAGGCTGCTGCATCCAACCAATAAGAAGGAAGGTGGAAACATGACAATGAAACGCTTAGGCGCTGGCGAGGTTTACGGCTGGCATGGCAATGATGACATTATGCTTGCTGTTGCTTGTGATAAGAAGTTCCGCGAGGAACACGAGCAGCAGGCGAGCGGCGCAATGGCACGTATGCAAGCGCGTTGTGATAACGCACTCCGTTTTCTGCCGGAAGTGCAGGCGGTACGCCAGCGTAGAGAGATGGCAGAAGCAATGCTGAAGGGAGCTGAACAAGATGATTAGAAACATTGCGGTCCAGCAGGCCGCAGAGCTTCTCGGCAAGCGTCCGCAGTTTATCCGCATCGGCTTGCAGCAGAACCGCTTGCCTATCGGCGTAGCGATTCGCGGCAGCGGCCGTTGGAGTTACCACATCAGTCCAGGTGCCCTTGCAAATTATATGGGCGTTAGTCCGAAGGAGTTGGAGGGTATGCTGAATGGTTAAGAAAAGGAAATGCGCTGTGTGCGGCAAGGACTTGTCGCATATGAACTACTCTAAAGTAGTAGACAAGGAAAGCGGCCAGCTCGTTACCGTGTGCAGCGGTGGCGAGTGCTGGCGAAAGATGATTATGAAAGGGTGGGGAAAATGAGCAAGACTAAAGGCTTGATAAAAGCGTTCTTGATTACCGCTATGCTGCTTGCCGGTCTTATCTTTTTGACTGGCGGCGGTGCTGCGAAAGTGGCTGCTAAGGCTCACGGCTTTTTGTTCCCAGTCTATTCGCAGGTGAATGTAATTCATCGCGTGGCTGACGGCGATACTCTTTATGGTATCGCCTACCAGTACTCAGACAAACAGAACAAATGGGACGACCTGCGCGGTGTTGTGTGTGACATCGAGGAAGCTAACAACCTCGGCAAAAACAGAAGCTACTTACATCCGGGACAACAAATTATTGTTCCGTTGTATAACAAAATCTAATTTTATTTTTTGAAAGGAAGATGATTTTATGAACATCGAAGAAATTTTACGTATGAACACCGAAGAAATTTTACGCTTAATAATTAAAGATTTTATCCGCAATGGCGGCGTTGTGCTTGCCACTAACAACGACGGACAAACTTTCGTAGGTGCCAAAGGCTCTGTGGTGAACATCACCGAGAGTTTTACGAGAACGCTCGTTAAGCTGAGCTTGACTATTATCAAAGAAAACCCCAAGGATTTTAGAATTTTCACAGCCACTGTTATAACTCATCTGCTGGCTATTGCAGAAATTGCTGAAAGTGAGTTCGGCGTACCACAACTCTCCGAACAAACGGTGCGTCTCGTCGCGGCGGCATTGCATAATAAAGACGTGGCTCGTCATGCAGTGCTTTCTGTAAAACACATGATGAAGGAACTGGAGGGAGGAGTAGAAGAATGAAAGGCAAACTGATTATGACGGTTGAGCAGGCGGCTGACCGTGTGGCGTGGGAACGTGTCCGCAATGGCGGCATTGGCGGCAGTGATATTGCCTGCATCATGGGATTGAATCCGTGGAAAAGTGCTTTTGCCCTCTATGCTGAAAAGCACGGAGATGTAGAAGCAGAGGACCTTTCCGATAACGAGTATGTTTATTGGGGTACGGTTCTGGAGCAGGCTGTAGCTGACAGATTCTGTGAGCTGACCGGCAAGAAAGTCCGCAAGTGCGGCACGCTGCAAGATGAAAGCTATGAGTTCATGCTTGCGAACGTCGATAGATTAGTAGTAGGCGAAGATGCGGGACTTGAATGCAAGACCGCCAACGGCTTTAAGGCAAGCGAGTGGGACGGTGACAACCTTCCGGACTCCTATTATTGCCAGTGCCAATGGTATATGGCTATTACTGGCTGCGAGAAGTGGTACATCGCCTGCCTTATCGGCGGTAATCATTTTGTGTGGAAAGAAATTCCGCGCAATGATGAGTTTATTGCAGATATGAGAACACAAGCTATTGTGTTCTGGAATAATCTGCAAAACAACGTAGCGCCGGAAGTCGACGGCAGCGAAAGCACAACGCAAACCGTCGACAAAATTGTCGCTAGTGTTGTCGGCGCTGATGAAATCGCGCTCGGCACACAGGCCGCGCCGTTCATTGCTCGTTATCATGAGCTTGTCAAAACAGAAAAGCTCGTGAAAGAGCAGAAGCAGCAGTGCCAAAATGCACTCGCTTTAATGCTGAACGGTGCAAAGTGCGGCACATATAATAACTACCAAGTTATTAACACGCCAGTCAAAGGCCATGAAGGCATTGACCGCAAGAAACTGATGAGAGATATGCCGGACGTATACGAGAAGTATAAGACGGTAGGTAAAGACGGTTTTAGGTTTTCCATTAAGGAGGTAAAAGAATAATGGCAACTATTAACGGTATTCAAAAAAAGGAGAATAGTAGTGCGGTAAAAGCTCCGTCGGCTTTAAGTGTGGCAATCAACAGCGCAGCAGTGCAAAAACGCTTTGAAATGATGCTCGGCGAAAACGCAGGCAGCTTCCTTTCTAGCGTACTGACGGTATGCAACAACAGCAAATTGTTGCGCAAGGCAGATTATCGCACAGTCCTTGCAGCAGCGGCGACGGCAGCAAGCCTTAAACTTTCGATAACTCCGGATTTAGGAGAAGCGTATATCGTTCCTTATGGCGGGCAGGCGTGCTATCAAACTGGCTACCGTGGTTTAATTCAACTGGCGCAGCGTAGCTGCCGCATGAAAAAAATCATCATGACACCTGTTCGCGAGGGGGAACTTCGTAATTGGTGCGTATTTGATGAATCATATACCTTTGGCGAAAGAATCAGCAATAAGATTGTGGGTTATTTCGCTCGTATTGAAACAACGGAAGGCTTCGAAAAGTCTGCTTATTGGACTAAAGAAGAAGTCATCGAACACGCCAAGCGCTTTAGTAAAGCATATAAGAATGGCCCGTGGCAGACGGACTTCGACGCTATGGCCTGCAAAACGGTACTTATTCCCATTCTAAAAACCTATGCTCCGAAGTCTGTTGATTTAATAAAGGCGCTTGAGAATGAAAATAAAGTAGCTTCTATGGACGAGAATACTGGCGAAGCAGAATATATCGACGTAGATGCAAATGACGCTCAGGAAGAAGCTCACGAGCTGTCAGAGGGTAGAAGCGTTGATGTTGAAACTGGCGAAATTTTCACGGCAGAAGAGATTGAAGCAAGCATGAAATAGGTGGTAGCATGGCTGACGTTGGCTGGGTACGGCTTTCAACTAGAATGTTTGAAAACCGCAAAATAAAACATCTTCTCAGTCAGCCTAAAGGTGCGGATTTAACGTTGCTGTGGGTGCGCCTGCTGTGTTTGGCAGGCACCATTAACGACAACGGTAGAGTATACGTTACATCCAAAGTGACGTATACTCCCCAAACTTTAGCGGTTGATACTGGCGTTGCGCTGGCAGTGGTTAAGAAGGCGTGGGAATTATTTCAAGATTTAGAGATGATAGAGATTACCGAAGAAGGGTATATAGAGATTCTCGGCTGGGAGAAGCATCAAAATGTCACGGGACTAGAAAAGATTCGTGAACAAAATAGATTGAGAAAACAGAAGCAAAGACAGTGTGACAAGTCACGCACTGTTGATGATGATATGTCACGTGACAGTCACGTGACAGAATGTGACAAGTCACGCACTGTCACGCAACAGAGAAGAGAAGAAAAGAAAAGAAAAGAAAATGAAGATGATTATCATCATCTTCATAACGACGACGACGCAAAATGTCACGCAAAATGTCACACGGAAATTTTTGCCTTGTGGGAAAAAAATATCATGCCACTTGTTCCGGTTGTCGCGGAAAAGCTGCAAGCTCTGCTGCAAGAGGTTGGTGAGGCAGCTGTTGAACATGGCATTATGGCAGCTGTCGAACACGGAGCCAGAAATTTCAGCTACGTGCAAACGGTGGCGAGAAATTACATGAGCGGCAAGAACAAGCCGCAAAAGCCGCAAGCAACGAAGAAGAATGACGTTGCAGCGGCGGCTGAGGCTGTCATAGCCGGACTTGATGAAATGGAGTGGTAGACATGGACAAGAAGCAGAACTGCATCGAGATAGCGAAGCACATGGCTGTGCTGTTCGGAGCTTATGGGCAGAGCGCTGACATTGACCGGCAGAAAATTTACGTCGCTGACTTGGCAGACTTTCCGGCAGAGCTTGTCGGAGCAGCGTGCAAGAAACTGCGCTATGAAGCGAAATTTTTGCCGACGATTAGCGAAATTGTGGACGCAACGAAAAGCCTTGTAGCTACGAGTACAGGCAAGCGTTTGCCGTCTTGGCTGGAAGCGCAGCAGGAAATCGAGAAGCAAATTTCGTGTGCTGGAATTTACAAAAAGCCGGAGTTTAGCTGCAAAGAAATCAGACAGGCTGTACAGGCTTATGGCTGGCTCAACATCTGCATGAGCCGCACGTCAAATATGCCGACTGTGTGGGCACAGCTCAGAAAACTGTACGAAAACACTTGCAAGTATCAACGTAGTGAAGCAACTAACCGCTATGTGCTAAAGGATAAGCCGCAAGGCTATCTCGGATACTACGAAGCAAAGAACGACGGGCTGATGCTTATAGCAGGCTTTTTAGCAAAGGAGTGAGGGCGGATGGGCAAGAGAATTCTTGTTGCGGAGTTCCGCCTTGACAAATTCAAGGACCGGCCGGAAGAAGCGCCGCTGACCAAACGGCAAGAACAAGAGCGGTTCAAAAAGTATGGTCGTCTTACGGTGCTGCGCTTGCATCTGAAAAAGAAAGGACAAGCGCAGCAGGTAGATTGTCTTTGCGAATGTGGCCGCATCGTGACGAAGAATTGGTACGATGTGAAGCAGGGCAAAGAGCCGCGAAATTGCGGCAACCCGGAGTGCTTGTGGTCGAGGATAGATGCCGAGAAGAATATTGCTACGACTCCAGCTGTCATCTTGCAGCTTAAACCGAAATGGCGCTGCCGCAGACCTGACGCAGGCTGTGCCAGAAGCGAATTGTGCGGCATCTGCTGCTGTGAATGTGACAAGAAGAGTCGTTGCGAAATGGCTTGCAGGAATAATCCTGCTATGTGCGGCGGTAGTGAACGAAGGGAGAGAAGGTTTTGAAATTCGTAGATTTTTTTGCAGGAATCGGCGGCATTCGCTTAGGCTTAGAGCAAGCCGGGCATGAATGCGTCGGCTTTTGCGAGTGGGATAAATACGCACGAACGGCGTACAAAGCAATGTATAACACGGAAGGAGAGTGGGAAAACCACGATGTACGAACAGTTGGAGCTTGTGACGTACCCGACGCAGACCTCTGGTGTTTCGGCTTCCCATGCCAGGACATCAGCGTTGCAGGAAAACAAAAAGGCCTGCAAGAAGGTGAGCGAAGCGGATTGTTTTACGAAATTATGCGACTGCTTGCCGGCCGTAGGCAAGAAGATAGACCCCGATGGCTACTCGTTGAAAATGTTAAAAATCTACTTAGCATTGGAAACGGATTTGACTTCGCGCGGCTGCTGCTTGAAGTGGGGGGTACGGGTACTCTCTCCAATGGCAAGTGCTTAACTCAAAAGATTTCGGCGTTCCCCAAAACAGGGAGCGCGTGTTCATTGTCGGCTATCTTGGAGACATCCGTGGACGAGAAGTATTTCCTCTCCGACGAACAGACGGCGAGAATCCTTGCGAACTCAAGGAGATAACACAGGGTTTAAGCATGGCATATCGTGTGTATAATCCGGACGGAATAAGTAAAACGCTTGCTGCCGTTGGCGGTGGTGCTGGTGCTGGTGCTGGTGCTAAAACAGGCTTGTATGCTGTGCGATTTCGCTATGCTGAACGTGGCGAGAAAAGCAGAGAAAAGGGACGTATGGAGCCGGTGGATTGCGCCAGCGCCTTAACGTCAAAGCATTGTGGCGACCAAACGGCAGACTGTATTAATGGTGTATTAGTAGCTCCAGTTCTCACACCAGACCGTGCAGAGATGCGGCAGAACGGCAGACGCATAAAAGAACCGGGAGAACCTAGCTTTACTTTGACAGCGCAGGATAGACACGGCGTAGCAATATACCAGCGTCCGCGCGGATACAACAAAGGCGGTATGCACGATGTAGCTCCTGCGTTATCGATAAGCGCTTGGCAGGAAAACAATTTGTTGGCTGACAACATCCGTATCCGTCGCTTGACTCCGCGAGAGTGCTGGCGTTTACAAGGCTTCCCGGACGAATACTTTGACAAGGCAAGAGCAGCAGGCATAAGCGATACCCAATTGTATAAACAAGCTGGCAACGGCGTAACAGTGAGCGTGGCACGCGCTATCGGTGAAAGGCTGAAGGAGGTTGAAAAATGGAAATTAAAAGAGTGAAATTGAAAGACTTGCTCTATAAAGAAAAAATCTTGCTTAGGCAGATAAGTGGCGTGACGGAATGGACACCGGAAACGGCACGAATTGCAACTGCACTTACTAAATTGCATGAACATCTTGACGGTGGCGTGTATGGAATTCCAGAGGATGAGTGGAAAGAATTAGAACGATTAACATACTAAGGAGGTTGAGGAAAATGAATAGACAACGTGAAGAGGAACAACAGTATTTAGCCACGGCTGTTAATTTTAACTTAAATATGTGGCGTGATAGCGGTGAAGTTGATTACTTACACAAGGCAATTGCTAACATCAGAGCTGCGATTGAGAAGGAGGAGGGCAAATGACGTTGAAGCGTAAAAAGTGGTGGGATAGCCTGCCAGCAACGCAAAAATATTTGCGTAGAGAAATTTCGAGTTTGAAGTACAAAAGAAGCGAAGAAAAACTTCGTGCGAGTAGAACGTGGAGCGTTACGATTAGAAAAGTAGCTATTATGCGTATCAATAATTACACAGCTCACATCCGTGCTTTAAAGCATGAGCTTGACCGTAAAACAAAGATGGTATACACGGGAAGCTATGAAGGAGTATCGCCTATTTATCGGTGTAAAAAGTGCGGCAGTGCAATTAAAGATATTGGGTGGTACTGCCCTTGGTGTGGTCGCAAGACGAGGGAGAGAAAAGAATGAATAAATATCAAAACTATATTTTGACTGCTTTGGATGACCGCGAACTGCTGGAACAGCTTGCAGAAGAGGGTGCCGAAATGCAGCAGGCGGCCTTGAAGCTCATCCGCGCGGCCGGAATGAGCAACAATCCTACGCCGGTTAGCTTGCAGGAAGCGAAAGCCAACCTGCAAGAAGAAATCAGTGACGTGCTGGCGGTTATCAAGTTGTTGAAAGCGATGGGCACGATTGCTGATGCTGATTATGAGGATGACGAAAATCCTAAGTGGCGCCGCTGGGCGGAGAGACTAGGCTATAAGGACGTTGAGCGCGACGAAAAAAGCGAACTGGCGAAAGCTGTTGATACTATAAAAGCTAATTGCTTAAAGCGTCGGTCTTGCGAAGGTTGTCGTTTTTTCGGTTCTGACAAAGTTGGTTGTGAATTAATAAGAAACGCACCTTTTGCGTGGAAGGAGATTAAAGATGAAGCGTAAGCAGCGAGAACGGCATGAACTGAAAATGTATCTCAAGACTCTGCGGTACGGCGCGAGATATGATGTTATAACCACGCCAGCCGTCCGCGAGCTGATTATCAATAAAAAGAAAAGACGTGGGCAGCAGATACTGCGATATTACAAGCGCTGCAAGGATAATGCTTACGCGTGGCTCAAGAAAGAAATGGATAAAGGAAGAGGGAATTAATAGATGAGTGTAACATTAAGTGATAAACGTAGAACCGTCGAATATGAATTTGGTTATGGTGCATTGCACCGCTATCGGTTGGCAGTTGCAGAAGCATACGGCGTTAAAGAAGCACTTATAGCTGCTATTATGCCACCTTTCTCAGATATAGATGAAGTATTTATAAAGAAAGTTGAAGAAAAAGTACCAGATGAAGTAGCTGATTTTCTCTTCGCTTGCGATTGTGGTGCTGAGTTTAATCAAAAACAATCTAGCGTAATTTATCATGCGTTGAAAGATATTACATTGCCAAAGAATTATAATCCTGTAATTACTGCATATGGCAAGACATACGACCTGCATAAAGCATTTATAGAAGTTTTTGGCTTAGGCAGGTACAAAAACAATGGTGTCCTGTGGGCATAGGAAGGAGAAATGCAATGTTAATAAAGGTTGGCAATAAATGGGTAGCAGCAAGCGCTGTTACAGGCTTGGACTGGGTTTGCAACACTGTTCGCGACAAGAAGAGTTATGTTCTCTACATTTACAACGATGGAAGAGGTTGTTTTTGCGGCAGATACGACACAAAAGAAGGCGTTATTAAAGCTATGGATGAGGCTGCCGAAAAAATCAACGCGGCGCAAGGATGTAAGATTGCAGCAGAGGGAAAAGTTGTGATGAAATATGAGGAACATGGCGATGAACCTAACATTATTGGCGTGTACCGTTGCTCTCGCTGTAAAACAGTGATACGGGAGGAACACTCTTGGTATAAGTTTTGCCCCTGTTGCGGCAGAGAAATTGAAAGGTGGGAGTAAATTGTGACACCGAAAGAATTATATAAGCTGGCTAAGGCGGCTGGCGCAGAAGATTATAAACTCAAAGTATGTCATCATTACGAAGACGGAGTTTGTTATCCGATGGGGTTTGACTATATTTCGCATGGCGCAAAAGTTGTAGTGCTAACTGATAATGAATGGCGCATTGAAAGGAGTGATAACTATGACAATTAAAGAACTTTACGAATGGGCGAAAGAACGAAACGCAGAAGAAATGACGCTACACGTATATACATGGGGTGAGGGTTGTAGTGCTTTGGTGGTTGAAGGTGAATTAGCAATCGTTGATGTAGACGGTACTAAACGTGTAGTTATTCAGAAATAAAGGAGTGGAGGTAAAGAAAATGGCTAAAAATTTAATTCCTGAGATTGCCCGTATGCTCGGCGTGGAGTTGGGCGAAGTTTTTAAGTTAAAGGGCTATGAACACGATGAATATCGTATTTCGGAAAAGTATGGGCTTGCACGCAGACATAGAACTTTTCGGGAAGAATGGCAAATTGCGGAAACGGTGTTTAGAAATTTAATTTATGGGCGCGCCGAAATTGTCAAACTACCGTGGAAACCCACAATGTACGAGGAATACTGGACGTTTGGCAAATTGGGGAAAAAATGGATTGTGGGAACTCTCTCGTGGAAAGAACTCCCATATGAAATTCTTTTATTTGACAAGGGCTGGGTATATCGCACTCGTGCAGAAGCCGCAGCGGCATTACCTGCGGTGGCTGCGGAGTTGGGAGTAGAATATGAAATCTAAAGCATATGTTTTCTCCAACGCCGCAGATTACGACGTTGACGACTTATCAGAAGAAGTAACATTTGCCGAGACGCCTGGCAAGGCGAAGCAAAATTTCAGCATGGAGAATGGCGTCCATTACAAGGATATTCGTGTTCAGCGTATGCCGTGGGCAGACAAATACGGGAGCGTTGATAAAATTCCTGTTAAGGAATGGTTTGACCACGGCTGGCATTTCACTTGTAATATTTGTGGTGCAATGATAGAAGATGTGACAAATTTTTACATCAACGATGATGGATTCTGCTGCAAGAAGTGTTTTGACGAATGGGCGGAAGAAAATGACAGTTGAAGAACGCAAAATATTAGCCGTCTGCGACTTCTGCGGTGACACTGTGCCGCTTGAAGAAGTCTATATAGACCGCAAGGGTGTGACGTTCTGCCGTTCCTGCTACAAGGGAACGTTCGAGGACCTAGAACGAGAGGAGGACAACGAAGATGATTGAGTTTACTGTGGCTGGCGAACCGGTGGCGCAGGGCAGACCGCGCTTTTCTACTCGCGGCAGTTTTGTGAAAGCATATGACCCTGCTAAAAGCAAAGACTACAAGGCATATGTTAAGCTGGTAGCGGCGGCGGCTATGAATGAGCGTTCGCTTAAACCGCTTGGCGGTGCTATTTCGGTTAGCATTAAAGCTTTTGTCGGCGTTCCCAAAAGCAAAAGCAAAAGATTCCGTGAAGCAGCTTTAAGTTGGGAGATTCGCCCGACTAAAAAGCCAGACTGCGACAATATAGCAAAGATTTTGCTTGACGCTATGACGGGCATTGTCTACGAAGATGACAAACAAATAGTTAAACTGTCGGTTGAAAAATATTATGATGATGTTCCGAGAGTGGAGGTGGAAATAATCAATGAATAAGGTACTAATCACCGGCTATATTTCTAAGAATTTGAAGGTCGAAACAACTTCTACCGGTCGCGAACGTATCCAATTTGATATAGCAACGCGGCGAGATTTTAAGAGCAGCGACGGAAAATATAAGTACGATTTTCCACACGTGCAGAGCTGGAACCCAGGTATCAATAAATTTATCAAGGCGTTTTGCGACGAGGGCGCACACGTCGAGATAGAAGGCCGCTGGCAGACCGACACGTATATGGGCAAGGACAACAAGAAAAAGAAGATTGACTATATAAACCTAGAATCTTTGCGCTGCTTAGATAGAAAAGGCCCCGTGAGAAGTGGTAAAACATCTCCGGCAGGCGCAGATTTCGCTTCCATGGGACAATCAGTGGACGGTGAAGGCGATTACTCGGACGTAGAAAATCTCGACTGGTAGAGGACGTGAGAACATGGCAGACGTATTTACATATAAGCAGGCAGAAGAATTCGTCGAACAGCTTGCTATCGCTCGTCGTTCCATTTCTGTTGCTGTTGATTCAGCTCGTTTACAGCAAAAAGCTGAACGCTTGGAGCTAGATTATAGGCTGCGTTACAAAGACCCCACGGCAAAATTAGTGATAAACGATTTAACGCCGCTCGCCGTTGTGCGCTGCTTCCATGAAAATCAGCCGTTTATTGTTTACCAGCCTGAAAAATGGCTGAAGGTCATTCAAGAAGCGTTCAATCTTTTTCGCCAGCGATTCGGTGACGGGCCTTATATGATTATCAAGCATCGGTTTATACGCGGATGGTCGACAAAGCATATAATGGCCGTCGATGGCGTCTCGCTTCAAACATATTCGCTGCGGCGGCAGCAATTCCTTGCCGGACTTCTGGCGCTGGCTGCCCAGAACGGACTCATTAGAATTGACTCGTCGCTTCCAAAGGATAAATAAAAAAGCCGGGGTTTCACCTCGGCTTTTTGTTTTCGCTTCTCCTTAAAGTATCGGGCGGCTGTTTAACTCCGCTATTTTGTTTGCAAGCTCATCGCTCGCTATCCAGCGCCCCATCGGGGACTTTGCGTTTTTAACTTTCCTAACGGCATCAGCGACTAATTTATTATAAATCGCATCGGCCTGCCAACGGTGCAACGGCGTGCGTTCTTTTAACGTGTTGCCGTTCCACTCAGCGGGCGGGTTCCAAAGCCGCTTGTAATTGTTCGGTAGCCCAATCCTTTGTTTTTTCCAGTAATTCAGCAGGGCAAGGCGAAAAACAACAATTTTCCAATTTAACAATTTGCGTCCGCGCTCATTGTTAAATTGAACATAAATTTTCTTTTGTTTTTTTATTTCGGCGTTCAAGCCGGAAAAGTTTTTCATAATGTGCCTCCTTCAAGTTTAACCCGGCTTGCGCCGGGTTTTTCGCTTCTTACAGTTCGACCACGTCCAGATATGCACGTTGCTGCTCTGAACCTTCGATGTAGGCACGGCAGCCTTGCGCGTCACGCTGATTCAGCACATCATCTTGGGTAAAGCCGTCGTATTCGATAACCGGCAAGCCTGCGGCGTTGCTGAAAACGCTCGCGCCTTCCGGCAGCATGAAATAAACGCGGTCGCTCGCTTCGCTTTAGGCAACGGGGGCGATGGTGTAACTTTCGTTGTATCCGCGCTTCTGGTAGTCGCGCCAGCCGGGAATGAGAACGCGGGGCGCTTCTTCGTCGTAACCGATAGTTTCGTATTGGTCGGATTCTGCCAGATATACCATAATGGGGTAAAGCTTAACGGTTTCACCTTTGATAAGGTCGCCGCTTTCGGTGCAAGCGGTCGCTTCCCAATATTCGCCGTTCCAATCGCTTTCAAAAGCTGCGTAGCGGCGGCCGTCCTCGTCGGCTGCTACAAAAAGTGCGTTGTAAACGTTGTTTGTGATTTCCTTAAACATAATGTAACTCCTAAAATTTCGCTTCTGCCGTTTATATTCGACGCTGGCGGCGGCATTCCTGCCAGCGTCAAGGGTTAATTCCTACAAAAGGCTGAATAGATGCAGCAAGCTTACGCTGTCCCAATAAACACACTGTTGGGCGTATGTTAGATTGTCAATGCCGCCTTTAGCGTGCCACAAGCAACGCAAGGCATTGGCAAGCTTTAAGTATTGATGTTTACGCTGCTTTTTCTTCATTTCGCTTCTATGCCCCTTTCGTCGCTGATTTCGTCCGGTGCTTCTTCTGCAATAAAAGCTTTCACCGCTTCCATATCTTCGCACCATTTGCCGTTTCCACAATAATATTGCGGGCCGCCGGGGTAAAGCTGCGTAAAGATTTTTACGTCTAGGCGCTTCCCGTGCTTCCACGCCGGGTGCTCGGGTGTCAATTTGTTTATAACGGCTATTTTCATTTTTGGGGCTCCTTAATTTCTGCGGTCCATTCGTTCCGGCTTTTAAAGCCTGCGGCTTCCGCTACCATAGCGGCAATGATACGGCAAGTAATATCATGTTCCGCTTCATTCATCGCCGGTTGCTTCCGGTACGCTTCAATTTTCTGCAATAAATTTAACGCTTCTTTACGTTCCATTTTATATCCTCCTTTTAAATTTTCAAGGTTTATTGGCCTGCCTCGTCAGTACCCGGGCGGCCAGTCCCGGATATACGCCGCTTTGGCGGCGTTTCGGCTATTTATTATTGCAGCAGCATTGTTTCCGGGCGGTATTTCAGAAATTCGCTGCCGTGCAGGTCGCGGATTTGGTCCATGGTCAAGGTTTTGCGGATTTTCTTCACCCACTCCCCGGCGTGCCAGTACCAGAGTTTTTTCTTGTTGGCCCATTTACAGCCAGCGGCCTTTAATGTGTCCTTGACGGCTTTTGTTTCGCCGCCTATCCATAACCAGCTACCACAAATTTCGATGTCAAGGCCTTGCAAGCCCATCAGCACGGCCAGAATCTCGGTAAATTCTGCTTGCTCTGCCAGAATTTCAGCGGCGGTTTTGTATGTGCCGTCCGCTTTTTTGTTGCGCTGCCACTCTTGGCGGCTCTCTGCTTCTGCAATTTCGGCGGCGCGTTTGTCGTGCGCTGCGGTCATTGCCTTAAAGTCGGCGGCCGTGCCGCCTTTGTCCGGGTGACATTGCATACAAGCTTTTTTAAACGCTTTCTTTAACTCCTCTATAGTCTCGCAAGCTGCGAAAAGTTTTTGCCAGTCCATTTTTTTGTCCTCCTTTTTGGGTTCCGGGTTGTATTTTTGTTGTAGCTCCTCAAATTTTTCTTTGGTGACGCGTGCCACGTATTGCACAAATTTTCTTGTGCTGTCCCACGTGTCATAGATAACGCCGCCAACAATTGCAACGGCGTGGCCAGCGGAAAACACGATGTAGTTAGCGTCCTTGTCACAGTGTTTGGAGTAGCTGTTGACGGTTTCGCGCTGGGCGGTCGTCATTGTAACACCCAGCTCGGACAACGCAACGCGGATATTAGCGATAGAGTTCCACGGTGCGCGGCTTTCGAATACTTTGGCTTCCAGCAAGCATTTAGCCTGCTGATAGGTTAACGGGGTTGCGGTGGAGATTGCTCTAATGATACAATCTCCGATGTTCTTTCCCTCGGGGTTAGCGTTGAATTTTTGATATGCCATAATAGATTACTCTCCTTTCAATCGCTGCGGCTAGGGCTTCGGACCTTCTGCCAGGCAGCTTTACGGCCCTTGATGGGCCGCCGTCAGCTTTAAAAAATCAGATATACGATGTTGGTCGCGTATTGGTAGATTTCTTGCTGTGTGTCGCTCATTGCCGGATAACGGTTCATGAGCTTTGCAACCTTCAGTAATTGTTTGATTCGCAGATTCTTAATTTTCATTTTCATCTCTCCTTATAATGCTTTGATAACGTCCGTTAGATATTGCTCTAACGTGTAATTGGGGCTTGCGGCCTCGCAAATAAGGCTGCAAGCAATGTAGATGGTGATGATGGTTAATTTAATCATTGTTGCATCTCCTATTAGTATTTTTGTACGCTTGCGCCGCCGTATTCATCTAGGACAATGCCATAAAAGTGACCTTTGATTTCCAACCTAATATTTTTGACGTGGCCCGGGAATTCCGGAAAGTCTACATTCATCAGGATTTCAATGTCTTTTCGGCACGGCTGAAAACCGTATTCGCGGAACAATGCGAGTTGTACAGTTTTGATAATGCTTGCTTTTTCAATTTTGCTCATTTTGTTACCTCCTAAACTCTTTGCGAGTTGTTTTATTGCTTTGTTGTGTCTATTGTAACTCATATTGGGTTACTTGTTAATACCCTAAATTAGTTATTTTTAATTTTTTTTGCGTTGCTAAAAACTCACATTGGGTATATAATGTAGATGAGTAATTCCGGAGGTGATTATATGATTAGTAACACAATCAAAGCTATGGCTGGTCTTGCTGGATTGTCACGACAGCAGATAGCGGATAGTTTAGGCCTTGCGCGTCCGCAGGCCGTAACCAACAAGCTGGGGCGCGATAGCTGGACGGCGCAGGATGTCAATAAGATAGCGGCGTTGGCAGGCTACAAGCTAGCGTTTGTCGATGACGCTGGACGCGCCGTGTTGACGTTCCCAGCGCCAGAGCAACCAGCGCAAGCGCAGGACAAACAACAATAATATAATGATTTGACCATTGCAGGCAGATAAGGCCTTGCAATGGTCTTTTTTTATTTGTCCATAGCGGCACGCTAACAGCCGCAAATTAACCTTATTTTATTGTTTACCAAAAAATCACAATTTATCATTGATACAGTGCGTTTTTCTGACAATTATAATTATATATAAGATAATCATTTCAATCATGATTCGGTGGACTTAATCATAATACAGATTAAGTCTTTTTTATTTTTCCCTTATTTATATTATTACATTTGTTTATTTATTATTTTATGGTTAATTCTTAAGATGTTATTATATTGTTATTATACTAATTATGATTATTATATTAAATGTAGGTGATTGTAATGTTTAAGCCAAAGGTATTGACAATGGAGAGAGAGGGCAAGCGCGGCAGAGGACGACCGCCAAAAGCTGCAAGCGATGGTGTTATGACTCTAGCAGAGTGTGCAGCCCTATTAAAGCAGCAAGGCGCTGCCGTTGCAATAATGGCCGTGCAGGACCTACAAGCTTATTGGTTACGTATCATGCTGGACGACAAGAGCAGCAACAAGGACAAGTTGACGGCTAGCAAGCTGTATGCAGAGTCTATAGGGGCATTTGACAAGCAAGAGGATAGCAATAAGCGTCCTGCCGTGTATGTCTGGGGCGCTAACACTGAGGACGCAGCAGAGGCAGAGATAGCAAACGATAGTTTGGATAATGACGATAAAGAGCAAACATAAATAGAGCTTTTAACATAATCGTTATTATCGGACGTAAAATAGTTATGCTGTTGCGGCTGATGAGCTGGCTTGTTCAGCCTACCAGCAGAGATGAGCCACTCACCACGGTTCTTGTTGGTTGGCGCTGCTGCTGCTTTTGTTCCTGCTGGCGTTGGCGTTTTCGTTCGTCGGCGTGGTGATTGTGTTGTTTTGGCGTTGCCTTCGTTTTTCTGGCGCTTGGGTGGGGGGTGGGTCCCCCATTCCTGACGAGCCTTCGGGGGCCCCACGGTCCAAAAATTACTAAACCGAAATTTTTCAAGGGGGTAATCATGGAATACGAAAAAATCATAATGCCATATTCTCCCTTCCCAATATGGAGGGACGTATTGCACAAAGAGCTAGACGCTCATAGATTTGCGGTAGTCGTTGCACACCGTCGTTTTGGTAAAACGATAGGCATGGTGAATCACTTGATTAAGGATGCACTAAGCAGCGATAGAATAGCTCCTATGTTCGCAATAGTCGGCCCTTGGGCGGCGCAGATGGAAAAGGTTGCATGGGGACCGCTCAAATACTATTCACACGTAATTGACGGTGTGAAGGTGAATGAGACTAAGCACTATGTAGAGTTTCCGTCGAAGATAGAGGGCGCTCAGGGTGCGAGGATATATGTTATCGGTGCAAACAATCCTGATAATGCGCGTGGTACTTATTGGGACGGCGTGGTACTGGATGAGTTTAGTGACATGAAGCCTTTCATGTGGTCTGAGATTATCCGTCCTGCGATAACGAATAAGAACCGTAAAGGGTATTGTTACTTTATCGGCACTCCTAAAGGGCAGAATGCTTTTTACGAGATGTATAAGAAAGCCTGCTCCGATGAGCGCTGGTTTGCGTATCTGTCGGATGTAAAGACTAGTGGCGTTATTGACGCGAAGGAAATAGAGGACCTGCAAAAGGATATGTCCGATGTAGAGTTCCGTCAAGAGTATATGTGTGACTTCGGCGTTAAGGCTATCAATGAGCTGTTCAGCCTAGAGGAATTGGACGCTGCTTTTGACAGAGGTCTGAAGGAAGAGGACGTTCCTTGGGATATGCCCGTTATTCAAGGCGTGGATATTGCGCGTTACGGCGACGATAGAAGCACGATATGGAAGCGTAAGGGCCTTATGGTGTATGCGCGGCCTAGAGTTTATAAGCATCTAAATACCATGGAGATGGCCGATAAGATAGCTCAGGCTATGGGAGATAACGATGCAGACATGACTTTTATAGATGCTGGCAACATGGGTGCTGGCGCGATTGATAGACTTAGACAAATGGGATATACGGCACTGAGAGAGATACCGTTTCAGGCTAAAGCGCTTGACCATGACAGGTACGAGAATATCAGAGCCGAGATGTATTTCAAACTTAAAGAGTGGATTGCTGCCGGTGGTGCGCTGCCGAACGAAGAAGGCCTGCGCGATGAACTGGCGATAGTGCAATATAAATTCAGCAAGACAGGGCGTTTGATGCTGACTCCTAAAGATGAGATTAAAGAAAAGCTCGGACGTTCTCCTGACCTTGCGGACGGCCTAGTCTTGACCTTTGCCAGAAAAGTACCGCTACGGCAAAGAATATCAGACGATGGCTTGAAACCAAAAATTCCTATGTGTAACACGGAGTATTCAGTGATGGAGGCGATTTAAAAAATGGGCGCAGTAAAAAAAGTATTTAAAAGTGTTGGTAGCCTTTTCGGTATTGGTGGGCAGGATATGCCGACGGTAGAGAAGGCTGACCCTACGCCGACTAGCGCGAATAGCAGTGATGTGTCCGGCGATACTGGCTCGAACGGCACGAAAAAGAAGCGTCGCGGCTTTGCCAGCACACAGACTAGCTTGGCAAGCAGCGAGGGCGGTACGCGTAATACTCTTGGCTAAGAGAGGTAACGGCTATGGAAATTAGAACTCTTGCGGCAACGGAGACAGCGGCAGGGACAATGCCTGCTGACAGTCTGCCGCTAAAGAGAAAACTACCCGACAGGCAGAAGCTTGCTCGGAAATTGAAAATCCTTTTTGAAGAGCGCCGAGAATGGGAGCCGCGCTGGAAGGCTATCCGTGATTATCAATTGCCGTTTATTGGCGAATTTGACGATACAGAGGATAGAACGAATCCTGCACGCAGACGCGACTTGAAAATAGCGCACGGCGTAGCATGGAGAGCAGCGCAGGTATTTGCTGCCGGTGTGATGAGCGGACTGACACCGCCCAGCCGCCAGTGGTTCAGATTTGCGTATCGCAGGCCTGACCTAAACTCTAACGTGGAAGCTATGCGAGTGTTAGACATAAGGCAAGAGATTGTATCTATGACGCTTGCAAAAAGCAATTTTTATAATAGCGTGCATAGCGTGTACCTGGAACTTCCCTTCGGACAGTGCCCTATGGCGATATTTGCAGATGCGGTGAACGGTGTGCGGTTTCAGACCATGACAATCGGCACATATGCGCTTGGTGTTGACGGCTTCGGCAAGGTGCAGACCTTTGCCAGAAAGTACGAAATGACCTTGCAGCAGATTGTAGATTGCTTTGGCAAGGATGCTATCCCGGAGCGCATGAAGGGGCTGCTGACTAATGATGCGGCTTTAAGCAAGAAATTTACCGTAAACTGGCTCGTTGAACCAAACGACGATAGACTGCCCGGCAAGGTTGATAGGCTGAATATGCCGTTCAAGTCTGTGTACTGGCTGGATAATTCTAATCAGGATGAATATTTATACGTCGGTGGTTTTGAAGAACAAGCTATTCCGGTAGCACGATACTTAGTCAATGGCCTTGATGCTTATGCTAAAGGTCCCGGCTGGTTTGCTGAGGGCGATAGCAAGATGTTGCAGCTCTTGAAAAAAGACTACATGACAGCGGTTGAGCTGAGTATCAAGCCGCCGATGAAAGGCCCTGCCGGACTCATGAACAATGGCGGCATTAACCTTATACCGGGCGGACTGACTGCGGTAGACGACCAGACGCAGGAAATTGTGCAGCCACTTTTCAATGTCAATCTTGACCTTAACCATGCGCAGGAAGAAATCATTCGCGTAGAGGACGCTATCAAGCGCGAGTATAGCGCAGATTTGTTCCTGATGCTAGATAGCCTAGACAACAGCCGCATGACTGCTAGAGAGGTTATGGAGCGCACGCAGGAGAAGTTGCAGCAGCTTGGCCCGGTGGTTGAACGTCTGCAAGATGAATTTTTAACACTGGTTATTCAGCGAGTGTATAACATCATCGAGCGCAGCGGCGGCTTTCCACCTATTCCTGAGGAATTGCAAGATATTATCGGTGAAGCTGATATCGAGGTTGATTATATCTCCCCGCTGGCGCAAGCGCAGAAAATGAGCGGTTTGGTAAACATCGAGCAAGCTATTGCGCAGACCGCTCAGATGGCACAGATTTGGCCAGAGGTTAAGAAAAAGATAGACCCCTTGGGAGCTATCGCGAAATATTTTGAGATGCTTGGCGTGCCTGCTGCGGCGCTCAGAAGTGATGAAGCGGTTGAGCAGATACTTAAAGCTGAACAAGAAGAAGCGCAGCGTCAGCAGCAGATGCAGGAAGGCTTGGCGGTCGCACAGGCGACAGCGCCGGTTGCAGATGCGGCGAAGAACTTGACGGCTGCGGCGAACGACGCTAACCCGGCTATCAGTAGCTGGATGGGCATTCCCGGAGGTTGGGACTGATGAATGATAGAGAGAAAGTAAAGCGATATAAGACTAACACTGGCGACGATGAACGCCAGCAGGAGCTATCTCGCTACATGACTATGGAAATCAACAGACGCGACCACGAGGCGCTTACTGAACTGCTTTCCACGAAATGTGGCAGATGGTTTCTGATGCGGCTGCTGGATGCTACAAAGGTGAACTCGATATGCTTCACGGGCAACAGCAAAACGTTCTACAATGAGGGCCGCCGCGACGTTGGCTTAAGCATTTTGGCTGATATTGCCGCGCTTGGTATCGACGGTATCAAGCGTAAGCAGCAGGCCGAAATGGAGTATATAGAGTTTCAAGAAAAGGCTAGGGAACTAGCCACCGAATATGTGGATAGCAAGGAGGCTATGAACTATGAATGACGACCAGACAACTACTCAGACCACGACTGAGCCTGCGGGACAACAAGGCGCAGGCTCGCAGCAACAACAACAGCAGCAGACTACTGAGCCTGCTGCAAATACTACGACTACAGCTAATCAAGGAGCTGCCCCCACCACTACAGGAGAAGGGGCGCAAGGGCAACAGCAAGCTAATCCGCCCGGCTCTATTAGTTATAATTTCGAGGGTGTGCAAATGCCCGAAGGTATTGTGCTGAATCCGGAAGAAAGTGCCAGATTTATCGACGTTATCAAGGACATGGGCCTGAACAACGAGCAGGCAAGCGCTATCGTGAAGTACGGCGGCGAGTATGCAGACCGAATCGCTGAGCAGATTTTTGAAGCTCATGCGCAAGAGGTTAAAGGCTGGCGCGACGAGACAGAAAAAGCTCTCGGCGCAGACCTGCAAAAAACTGTCGGCTTATGCGACGTGGCCTGCCGCAAGCTGAACATTCCCGGACTGCGAGAAGCGCTGAATGAAACTGGCGCAGGCAACAAATTGCCCATTGTACGAGCATTCGCCAGACTTGGTGAACTACTTAGCGAGGACCCGGGCAAGGCTGCCGGTGTGAGCGGCGCTGCTACTAATGGCGGCGGCGATATTTTCACGGCGATGTTCCCTAACACGGACTTTAGCAAATACAAATAATTTATGATGAAAGGATTGAAAATCAATGGCTACAATTGGCTTGGCTCATACTTTGAGCGACTTGCGTAAACAATTAACCCCTGATGGCGCGATTGACCACGTAATGGAAGTGCTGAATGAAAGCAATCCGATTATGGAAGACGTCCGCTGGATGGAAGGCGACCTTCCTATCGGCAATAAAACTACCGTGCGTGCGTCTTTGCCGTCTCCGTCTATCCGTCGTATTAACCGTGGTACTGCGGCAACCAAAGGTACCGTAAAGCAAATCATTGATGTTTGCATGAACTTGGAGGACCGCTCCTGCGTTGATATTGAACTGCTGGCGGGCAAACCGAACCCGGCACAATACCGTCTGTCCGAGGCAGATGCGCACATTGAAGGCATGGGCCAGTATGTTGCACGTCAGCTCTTGTACGGCGACCTGAACGCCGACCCCGACACTTTCAACGGCATTATGACTCGTTATAATACTTTGAGGGGCGGCAAGGGTACTCCCGGCTATCAGGTAATCCCTGCCGGTACTCCCGGCACTAACACCAACACTTCTATCTACTTTGTAGACTGGGGCGACCGTCGTGTTACCGGCATTTATCCGAAGGGCACTACCGCAGGCCTGACTCACCGCGACCTGGGCGAAGGTGACGTGTACGACGAGAACGGCAAGCCGTTCCGTGCTGTGCAGGACCTGTACACTTGGAAGCTTGGCCTTGCTGTGTACAATGTTCGTTCTATTGCGCGCGTCTGCAACATCGACGCAACTAAGCTGAACACTCTTACTGATGCTGCTCAGCGTGAGCTGATGAATAAGTTCATCATGGCGAAGAATCTTCTGCAAAACCCGGTTAACCCGATTGCGTATGTTTCCGAAAGCCTGTACTCGTACCTTGAGTGCTACCTGAACAACAAAAACAACGTTCATGTAACTCGTCAAGACTTCATGAACGCGCCGCCGAAACTGTATCTGGCAGGCATCCAGATTAAGAAAATGGATTGCCAGTCTGACACTGAAGCTGCGGTAACTGAGGACTAAGGAAGGAGGGTAACATCATGATTTTTGACCAGCAAAATATGTATATGGACAAAAGCCTGACCAGTAATGTTATTGCGAATGTTGGCGGCGGCGACGCTGCTGACCCGCTCTTTCTGGTTGTGTTTGCGGATACCGCCCTGACTGCGGCAAGCGGTGCGACCGCAGCACTCGAAGTATCCGACAACGAGAACTTCTCTACGAAAGTAACTTTAGCAACCTTCACTCTGGCTGCTAGCAAGAAAGGTATTCTCGTAGCTGCTAAACTGCCGTATGGCATGAAGAAATACTCCAGACTGACTGTGACCGGCGCAACCGCAGGCACTCTGACTGCCGGCCTTACCGAGACTGTTCCGAATTGGCCAGGTTGATAACTATGGACAAAAGCGAATACGACGACTATAAGCTGCTCAGTATGAATGATTTGCGAATCCTGCTTTATGACGCAGGCGTTGATTGGCCTGACGACGCAAGCCGTGAGGACTTAATCAAACTGTACAAAAAATAGAGAAGCAATGGTGAGCGAAGAAGGGCACGACTTGTGCCCTTCTTTTTTTACAAGGAGGCAATAATGAATATTACAGATGTTTGCAACATAGCGTTAGCTCATATTGCAAAAGCAAAGATAGCGAGCATTGACGAAGCGTCAGAACAGGCACGTCAATGCAAACTGTTTTATGACAGCACTAAAAAGCAATTGCTGCGTGCGTATACATGGGGCTTTGCTAAAAGAGTCAGCAAGCTTGCGGAGTTGACGGTAGAGAGTCCGTACTGGAAACACGTATATGCTTATCCGCAAAAGTGTATTGCGGTGCGAAAAATCTTCGACTCCGAAAGCGGCGCAATGATAAGGGCAGGAGAGCAGGAACAGGAGGACTGGGACTTATATATGGCGAGTGACCACGTTCTTGGTATTGGGTGCAACATCCCGCAGGCGTGGCTTGAATACACCTATGATGTGGACGACGTAGAATTGTTTTCTAGCGATTTTTTAGAAGCCTTTACACATATGCTTGCGTTTAACATATGCGTGCAGCTGACGGGCAACAGCGCCTTGCAGCAGACGCAATATCAGCTTGCACAAGCTGCATTATTAAGAGCGAAATATACCACGGCCAGCGAGAAGAAGGATAAGCTGGAATATCCTACACGATACTTTGACGGGAGGGCATAAACATGGCGAACGGACTGCAACCGTATTACCTGCTGCAAAGCGCATTTACTGGCGGTGAAATATCTGCCGAAGTGGCAAACCGCGTGGATTTGGACAAGTATCAGTTTGCTGTGCTGCAAGCCAGGAACTGTCTTGTAAAGCCGCACGGTCCTATTTATCGCCGCCCGGGAATGATGTATGTAAGCAGGACAAAATACAACGACAAGAAAAGCATTGCCGTTGCTTTCAATGGAACTGACAACAACGACTATTTATTGGAAATAGGCGATAAATATATAAGAGTTTTTAGAAAAGGCGAATATTTGGGAGTAGAAATAATTACTCCGTTTACGGAAGATACATTACAGGATTTGAGATTTATTCAAAGCGCAGATACTATGTTTATTGCCAGCGGCAAATATCCAGTGAAGCAGCTTGCGAGATACTCGGACACGGATTGGCGCTTTAGTGATTTTGAAATTATGGATATGTATTTCAATGAGAGGGAAGATTTTGCGAATGAATACAAAGAGTACAAAACAGCAGGGACGTATTCTTTCAAACCTGCTATAAGCGGAGAGTATCGGGTAGAACTTGCCGGGGCCGGCGGCGGTGGTAACGGTGGAATGCTTAAAGAGAATGTTTTTATGCCGCTTATTTATGGCGGTGCTGGTGGCCGCGGTGAGCTAGTGTCGCAACGCGTGACGTTAGATAGCAGCACAACTTACTCTATAACCGTCGGAACTGGCGGCAAAAAAGGTATAAGTTATTTGCAACCCGATGGAGACGGAAACTCTACACTTGTGTTTGTGAATGGCGAAGATGGTGGAGCTAGTACAGGCTTTAGCATTACAGCAAGAGGCGGCGGAGGCGCAACTAAGCAGAACGGCATAAGCTATGGTAACGGCGGCTTGGGTGGACGAAAAGGCAGCCGTAAAGTTTCTCCGGGGGACGGCGCTGACGGCTGGGTTAAAATTTCTTACACGGGCAACACAGAGCTTACACCGTCAGGCATAGCTGGAGAAATTACGTTGACCAGCAATAAGGAAACGTTTACCAGTGAGCGCAAGGGCGCGAAACTGAAATTGCGGCAAGAGATAGCAGCTAAGACTGTATCAGCATCTAATGCCACAACAGAGAATGTCAAAGTTGGCACTAACTGGAAAGTTATTTCTCATGGCACATGGTCCGGCAAACTGACGATAGAAAAAAGCAACGACGGCGAAAGCTGGAAAAAGTACCGTGAGTATACGTCAAAGGACGATTATAACCCATCGGAAAGCGGTAGTGTGACCGAGGAAATGTGGCTGCGTGCAGTGTGTAGCGTTACCAGCGGCACTTGCAACGTTGACCTAACCGCTATGCCTTATACGGCGGAAGGTGTTGTTACAATAACCGAATGCGTGAGCGGCACGCAGGCTAAAGCTCACGTGGATAAAGAGTTGGCGAATACCGATAAAACGTCCAACTTTTCCTGGGGCGCGTGGAGTGAAGAATTTGGCTATCCGCAGACTCTTTGCTTTTTCCAAGACAGGTTGTGTTTTGGTGGCACGAAGAGACAGCCTTATGTTGTGTGGATGAGCAGAACCGGTGACTATTCTAATTTCAGCGTAGAAAAAGCCAGCGGAACAGTCACGGACGATAGCGCGATTGCTGCAAGCTTTATCAGCCGCAAGCAGTTTAAGATTCTACACTTGATTGCAAGTACGGATTTAGTTGTTTTGACGGTTGGTAACGAATGGACAGTCAGTGGCAGCGATACTGTGACTCCTGCAAAAATAAATCCGAAGATGCAGGCGACACGCGGCTGCAGCAAGACTGAGCCGCTCATGATTGGCAACAGAATTGTGTTTGTACAGGGACGTGGCAGCACGGTACGCGATATGGCGTATAGCTATGAAACTGACAGCTATGACGGTAACGACTTGACGCTACTTGCAAAGCATATTGTAGACGGATGCGAGATTATTGACAGCTGCTACAAGCAAGAACCTGACAGCACGCTTTATTTCGTGCGTAGCGACGGAACTGTAGCTTGTCTTGCGTATATTCTGGACCAAAAAGTTTACGCGTGGAGTACGATAGAAACAGACGGCGAGATAGAAGCTATTGCTGCGTTGCAGGAGGGTGAGCAGGATGTTATCTATGCTATCGTAAAACGCACGATTAACGGCGTGACGGTGCGCAACATTGAGTATTTCCGCAACAATCCGACCAGAAGCGCAGAGCCTCACGACTATGTAATGCTTGACGCAGCTGTGGAGTTTGGCAATGTCGGCAAGGCTGCGGCTGAAACGACGTTCCAAGTGCCGGAGCTGGCGGGCTGCACGGTTGACGTTTTGGGCGACGGCAGAATGTTTAAGGGATTACTCGTTGATGCAGACGGCGCTGTGACGCTGCCAGCGCCTGTACAGCGAGCTATTATAGGCTTGCCCTATACAAGTATCGTGGAACTGCCAAACGTCGAAATTAAGACGGGTGACGGCACTATGCAGGGACGTAAAAAGCAGATTAGTAACTGCGTGCTGCGCCTGCAAAATTCACTAGGCGGCGAGGTTGGCCCGGATAAAAATACCATGGATATTATCAACTATGACGAAACTAGCGCGGTGAGCGACATCCAATTGTTCACCGGCGACAAAGAAATGACGCTGCCTATCGGTGGCTTTAATAACGACGGCAGAATATATATCAAGACGGATTCACCATATCCGTTTACTTTGCTAGCGGCAATTAGGGAGGTGTCTTTCGGTGGCTAAGGAATTTACGTGTGAGATTATTACAAGCGAGGACAAAGAGAGTGTTACTCCGTTAGTCGAAGAATTATTATCGGACATAAGACCGCAGGACATGGAAGATTTGGAGGCCTGCGGTCACGACGTAACTTTCGTTATTATCGGCAGCATTAAGACGAGCGACGAAACAAGAATTTATCGCGGCGAGGACGGCAAGCTATTATGTTTGTTTGGTAAAGGGTGGCCGTCATGGGAAGCACCTGGCCGCCAGATTTGGATGCTGGGCACGAACGAGCTTTATAAAGGGTACGTGAAAAGCGTACTCTTTACAGAAGCACGGCGAGTGTTGAAAAAATGGGTAATGCAACACGGCATTGTCCATAACGTCGTGTATGAGAAAAATAAGACAAGCGTAAAGTATTTGTCCAGACTCGGGGCACGTTGGTGCCCTGAGTGCCTGAAGAATAACGGCAAGAGATTTTTTGAGTTCTTCATCACGGAGGTAAGGGAATAATGGGTATTGAAGCGGCATTGTTGGGCGTACAGATGGCAACGCAGCTAATGGGCCAGCGCCAGCAATATAAGCAACAACAGCGTATGTATGAAGCGCAGGCGCAGGCAGCACAGCAGAATGCAGCTATCATCAGCAAACAGCGCGAGCAGCAGGCAGAAGCCTACGCGCAGAAGCAAAGGCAGCTTAACGATAGATTTAGACTTGCACGTGGTCAGGCTAGAGCAGAAGCAGGCGCGAGTGGCTTGACTGCCGACGGAAGTGTAGCGGATATTCTTTCGAGCAGCGAGGATGCTTACAAGCAGGATAGTATCAACCTTTTGCAGAATCAGCGTAATGATTCGTGGAGCAGCTATGTAAACGAGGTCAATTATCGTAATCAGGCGAACGCCTATAATACTGCTGCAAGCAATGCCAGAAAGCAGGGACATCAAAAGATGTTTGCTACGCTTATTGGTGATGCTGCTAATATTTATTCTAAAGGCATGGACAAAGGCTGGTTTGGCAGCAAGGAGACGAGCTGGGCAGATGCTAACTCTAGCTTAGGCCTGCCGACTAGCAACAATATTCAAGGCTATAATCTTTATAATCAAGCCAAAAAGAATAACCCCTATTTAAATTTTAACGGCAATTTATTTACAACAGGCTATTAAGGAGAACGACGAATGAAAATTACAGGCTATCAGCAGAGTATAGATACAGGCGGCACAGCGCAGGCGACTGTAAAAACCGTTGGCAATACGCTTGCCTATGGAACTGACGGCAGCGGTCTTACCGCTATGTCAAAGGCCGCAGGACAATGGGCAGCGGCTATTGAACAGCAGCATGAGAACGAGGACAAAGAAAATATACTGAACGCTATGGACATTTTCAATAAGAGCCGCTATAACATCATGTACAACGAGGAAAGCGGCTTGATGAATACGAAGCTGGAAGGCAGCGCCGGTATTGGGCAGAGCTATTCTGAGCAGATTGACAAGGCACGCGCGGACGTGCTGGGTAATATCAAATTGCATAGCAGAAAGAATCAGCTTGCGCTTGACCATCTCATGTATAACAGTGCGCGTGAAGGCTTTCAGACCGTCGACCGCTGGCAGACCAAACAGCATGAGGCGGTAATTGATTTGCGGTATGGCAATAATATGCAGAATTACACGGAGTTTGCACAAAAGAATTGGAGTGACGGGCAATTACTGGATAATGCTATTCAAGGAGCAAAGCTTACTACTGATATGATTTACGGCAAGCGCGGTAAGGAATTTGTCGAAGCGAAAACCAGAGAAAGTGTGGGCGCTATTGTAGCTGGCGCGGTGGACGCAAGTATTACGCACGGTGATTACAATAATTCGCGAAAGCTGTTAGACCAATACGGTAGTTTGTTAAATGCTAATCAACGTGCGGCGTTTGAAAAAGCGATTTACACAAAAGAAGAAGGAGCTTTTGAAAGCGACTTAGCAAAAAGACTAGCTGGGCAATACGGTGACGATGAAGAAGCAGTTCGGGCGGCACTTGCAAAAGAATATGCTTATTCCGGCAATGAGGGTAACGGCAACATTGAACAGCAAGCGGAAGGTACAAGCTGGGTGCGCAACAGCGGCGTATCTTTCGAGGGTGTTAAGCCACAGGTGACAACGGGCCTTTCGGATATAGCGAAGCAATTTCAGGATATGAGCGGCACACAGCTTATCGTTACCAGCGGCACGGATAGCACAAATATTCATGCGGCAGGAGCGCACAGTCACGGTGCAGGCGTAAAGCTTGATGTTGCAGCGGACTGGCTAGAGAACGCAGACAACCGCAGAAAATACATTTCTTATCTGGAAAGCAAAGGTATAAAAGTGTTAGACGAATATTCTAATCCGTCGCCGAACTCTACAGGCGGACATCTTGATTTAGATTTCACAGATTACAAAGGTGGCGGCGGCGCACAGAAAAGGCTTTTGAATCACGACGAGCAGGAGCGTATTCTCCAAGATTACAGGCGCGAGGTTGCGGCTAACAAACGAATTAAGCAGTATCAGGAGACACAGCTTTATAATACTATTAAGCAGGATATTTTCGGTATGCTGCAAAACGGCACAAGTTTAAGTGATGCTATAGCGTGGGCAGAAGCGCAGGCAGGAAGTGACGTTGACAGGTATGTCAGCTATACGAACGCCGTAAAATCTATCTATGGCGCAGGCGGCAACAGCACAAGCGGCAGCAGAGGTGAAAAACTGGGGTCTATTGGCAAAGATGCACTTTTAGATATGCTGGGTTCTGGTGCTTTTACGGGCAAGAACAAAGCGTATTTTATGGCATATGCTGCTAATCACGGCGCAACAAACAAGGAAATGGACGCACTAGATAAAGGCTGGGATGACTGGTTGAACGGTGCAGGACAGTTTGCTTATAACTGGAATAACCTTGCAAAGTCTGTAATGGGCAAAAATAACGACGCAAATATAAAAGCAGGATTGATAAAAGGCGGCAAGAATTTTGTGCGCGTTTATCGCGAGCAGCACAAAGGAATGAATCCTGACGAATCATTGATTTTGGAGCAAATGAACAAAGACATTACGGACAAAGTTTGGGGCAGTTATTCCCAACATCGCGACTGGCTGCCTGATATTAATTTCCAGATAAAGGGCAATAATGCTTTAATGTATGCGGCTGGTATCGCTAGTGTCGAAAAGGTTGGCGACGATTGGTATCACGTAGTCTGGGCAGATGGCACGGACGGCAATATCAACGGCGGTTATTTAGACGAACTGATTAACGGGGGACATTGATATGGAACTAGCAGAATTAGATAAAGAATTTAATCAAAGAGTACAAGAAAAGCAAAATTGGTATAATGGCGGGTACGCAAGAGACGTACAGAGCAATTTAACACCGCCGGAAGTGTTTGGCTTTATTGAAGAGCAAAAAACGGCTCAGCAGGAAGCAGCAGAAACACGAGGTTTTGGCACAGCGATGCTGAACGGTGTAAAAGGCAGTGTTCGCGGACTTTTAGGCGCTGCTAAGGCATTGGTAGATTCTAATATCGCGGAGCATGAAAGGGAAGACCCTAACTACCGTCCATACGGAGATTTCAGCGGCACTTTGCAGACTGGCATAGATTACTTACAGCGCGAAGAAGTGAAGGCTGACAGCGCTGCAGGGCAGCTCGTGTATGACTTGACGGAGGGCGCAGTGCAGCTTGCGATGCAGGCGGCAGTAACAGCCGCTACGGGCGGCACAGCTGGCGCTGTATATATGGGCGCTAATATTGCCGGCGACCAATATATAGAGCTACGTAAAGAGGGTGTTGACGCAGAGAGGGCTGCGCTAGCAGGCTTGATGAACGCTCCTTTTCAGGCCGCACTTGAAAAAATTGGTATGGGCAAAATCATGGCGAAGCTGCCAGCAGGCTCAGGATTAAAAAAGAAGCTGGGCGAAGTCTTAAAAGCTAGTCTTGAAGAAGGCGTTACCGAAGGCCTGCAAGAATTACCGGAACAGGTTACAAATATCTGGGCGAAGGACAAAAATGCCACGGCGGAAAGCATGGCGGCGAAATGGGGCGAGAACTGGGAGCAGAATGTCAAAGAAGCAGGGTATAGTGCGTTGCTTGGCGGCATTCTTGGCGGCAGCGCTAAGGGATTGCATATAATAGCTAATAGTGTTGGGCGTAAGGTTGGCGAAAAAGTAACCGAAGTAAAAAAAGAGCAGCTTGTAGCTGATGCAGAGCGCGTAGCTAAGAGCGGAGTGAACCCTGAATACGCCGCTGCGCTCATTGATGCTAATAGTCAAGGCGAGACTGTAACCGTGCAGGCTGCTGACCTGAACGCATTTAAACAGCAGACCAACGGTGCGAAGTTGATGGAAACGCTGGGCGTGACGGAAGAACAGATTGAGCAGGCGACCGAGAACGGGCAGGATATTGATATTAGCAGAGGACGCTTTACTGCCGCTATGGTTGAACATAAGGGCCTGTATGAAGCGACTAAGGATAGCATGATTTTCGACATTGACGGCGACCTGTCTACAAATGCCGCAGAGAATTTCAAGACGCTGAAAGCTGATACGAAAGTATCGGATGAGCAGATGCAACAGTTGGATTTAGAGGTTAAGAATGTTGTTGATAGCGCGATTGCCGCAGGCATGAACAAGGCTCACGCCGAGAATTTGCAGCTCATGCTTGAAAGCAGGGCGATTATTGCTAGTCCTGAAAATCCTGCTGCGTGGCTGCAAAAAAACAAACTGCGGTTTGAAAATGGTGGAAAGAAGCCACTTAAAAGCGGTTGGTTTAGCCAAAGCGGTAAGCTGAATACCGACAAATTTTTTACTACTCAAATTACAGGTAATGAATTGGGTAGTTATCGTGATTTAAAAGATTTGCGTTCTAAAGCGATAAATTGGTATAGAACAAATTTGCAGGGGCAGAAAGTAAAAAATAGCGTATTAGGTGAAATTAGAATAGGCAAGGGTTTTTCTGAAAATGACGTTGGACTTACTGGCAGCGGCAGACGCAAAATGTCTTCTACCAGCGCTAAGGCTGAAAAACTGCTTGCTGTGCGTTACCTTAAAGAAATTATTGAGGGCGGCAATTTTGTAACTGAAGCTGCTGCGCATAAAGAAAAACATTCAGGAGAGAATTTTTATTATATTCATTCTCTACTGAATGTGAATGGCGAAAATCGTTATGTAGTTGTAACCGTGAGAGAATTAAACAATAAAGAGCTTGTTTATTACAATCACAATGTGTTTACTGAAAATGAGTATAAAAAAACAGAGGACGCGCTTAGGCCCTCGGATTCTGCAATTTCAAATGCGGGCCAGTATCCTAAGCAACAATCCTCTTTTAAAGATAGTGTAACACAAAAAGCGGACGTTTACAAGTCGCAAACGATAATAAACGGCACACTAAAGGATAAAGGCATGATTTCTCCGATGGAAAACGGAGACTATATTATCACTTTATTCAAGGACGCAGACGCAAGTACGGTTATCCACGAGACAGGTCATTACTTTGTCGATACAATGATTAACGAGGCTATTGCAGACCCTAGTAATACTAGATTGGTTAAAGACGCAAAAATACTGTTAGAGTACGGCGGTATGACGCTGGAACAATGGAAGAGTTCTAGTCTTGAAGAAAAGCGCGCTGCCCACGAGAAACTTGCAGAAGGCTTTGAAACCTACATCATGGAGGGTAAAGCGCCTAGCGCTGGACTGCGCAAGGCCTTTCAACGATTTGCAAAATGGCTGACGGCTATTTACTCTAAAATTGCACGCAACGAAAATGCTGCGGACATCAACGACGATGTGCGTGGAGTATTCGACCGTATGCTAGCAAGTCAAGAAGAAATAGAGATGCAGGCTAAGTTAAACGGTATGTTTAACGAATTGCCGTCGGAACTTACTAGCAAGCTGCCGCCAGAAGCTAAAAATGCCTTGCTGGATAAAATAAGCAAGGCGAAGGATAAGGCTGTAGATATTCTCACAAGGGAGATGATGAAAAATTTCAACGCAGAGCGCAGGGCCGCCAAGGCTGCGTATATTGCAGAAATTACGCCTGAGATTGAAGAGCTTATTCATCGCGATAAGGTTAATCAAGGCAGGGACTTATTGGCGTACCATTTCGGCGGGGAAAAGGAAAAGAACAATCCGTATTTTAAAGATGAGAACGGCAAAGCTCATGCTAACAAGCCTATTAAAGTACACAGAGATGCCAATCCATCTATCATTGCGCGTAAATACCGCCACGCTATTGGCAGCGTCTTGCCCAACTACAACGACGTGCTGCAAGATACCAGAGCAGCTATCAATGACAGGCTGAATCCCATTATCGAAGATTTGAAAAATAGCATTGTTGAATACAACGAAAGTCTTAGAGACGCGTGGGCGCAGGGTGGTGCAGAAGGATACTGGACGCTTGAAGGCAAAAGCATAGACCCTACAATCATCAAAGACTATGTGAAAGCTAACGGCGGAAAGTACGATGATAACGTTAGGGCAAAACTTGAAAGAGACGGCTATGTGTTTCATCCGGCAGACGAAGAAGTGTCGGGCGGCAACTGGTACAGGAATTATGTAGAGGAAAACGGTAAAAAGAAACTTTCAAACAAAGAACTCGAAAGAATTGCACGAGATATTTATTCTGGCAATGATTATTATGAGTATGACCCCGAAGCAAAAATGTATGAGGGAAACCCAGAATACGAAGCAGAGATACAAAACAAAAAGGCCGAACTGGATGAACTGTATAGACTCAAAGAGAAGCTTGAAAAAACGCCCGAAGGTGTAGACCTTGTGGAGATGTCCAAGCGCAGCGCTTTGTCCGATGAGCAACGTGTACTGTTTGAAACCATTGCTGAGGAAGTCGGGTATTCCAGCGGTGATGAAATGGCGCAGGATATTTTAAGTAAACCGTCAGAACGTCAGATGGTGCGTAACTTTGTCAACGAAGCAGTACAGGCACGTTTTCCTGATATTTACGCAGAGCGTGCGCTGACGGAAGAGAAAGCGCGTGAAGCATTGTACAACGACGAAAGCGGCGAGGTTATTGCGCTTGAGCAGCAGCTTATCGAAAGCTACTTAGATGAAGCCGTTGGCCGTCAGGAGCGCAAGCAGGAACGCATGAATATGGCTAAAGCTATGAAGCAAAGAGCAGAGGTTGCTGCTAAAAATATTATTCAAAGTATGACTGTTGATGATATTATTAAAGGCAATGGCAGGAAGTTTATGCTGGCTGAACGCAGGGCAGCGGCGAACGCCGTTAAAGCTATCAAAGACGGTGATATGGATGCAGCTATGGAATATAAGCGCCAGCAGCTTATTAACCATGAGTTGTACCGTCAAGCTTTGCAAGTGCGCGGAAAAGTTAAAAGTGCGCAGCGTTTTATTCGGAAAATGGCCAACATGAAGAAAGAAAATTTCGGAACGCAGCAGCATTTCAACCAGATAGCAAGTCTTTTGGAGCGCATGGGTATTAAACGCAGAGGCTACGACAGAGCAGGAGATAATCAGTTCTTGCTAGCCTATGTCGAAGAAATGCGTAGCAAATGCGGTGAAATTGTCGATATTCCGGAGTTCGTGCTGAATGAAAGCAATGACATATCCAGTCCGTCGAATCTGCTTTTCTCGCAGTATCAGGACGTTATCAACGCTATGAAGAATATTTATGCTATTGCCAAATATGACACGAGAATGAGCAAGATGAGCAAAGAGCAAACCTTTGCTGAAACTAAGCGCGACATTATGGAGCATCTGCGAGAGCTTGACGACGTATATACTCCGCGTATGGGCGGCGATAGGAAGAAAGGCTTTATTAAAGGCTTTACAGACAGCATAAAGGACTATAGAAATGTTTTGCGAAACGCTGACAACTTCTACCTTGCTATGGATAATTGGACGGACGGATATTTCACGAAAAACTGGTACGACACACTCAGCCATTGCGCGGATGCAGAAGCTACTATGACGTTGGAATATCAGGACAAATTAGCTACAGCCTTGAAGAAATGGGAGCCGGATAAAGCGACGGCAAAAGCGCATGACGCTGATGTGTATTACGAAGAACTCGGAACCAGTACCGACAAAAATACACTTGTCACTATGCTTTGCAATTTGGGCAATGAGGGCAATAAGAATCGCTTGTGCAGCACGCCGCCAGAGGGAGCAAAAAACTCTAAGTTGTGGGTTAAGGAGTCAGCGCTTGTCTCTAAAGAGCAGGCTATCGAAATGACACACCAGAACATTGTAGAGTTTTTGAGCAAATATTTGACTAAGGCTGATGTTGAATATGCGCAGGCGCGTATAGATGCAGCAAATGCCTACTATCCGCAAATCAGGGATTTAAATATCCGCGCTAAAGGCTTTGCCCCACCGGCAGTAGATGCTACGCCGATGACGATGAAGCTTGCTGACGGAAGTGTGGTTTTGTTCAAAGGCGGCTATTTCCCACTCGTGCGCGACAGCAGAATGGGCAGTGCGCCGAACGGACAGAACAGGCTCAGCGCTACGGATGAATATCCGGGCGCAGGTATTAGCACGATGCGGACAGATGCTGCCAGCAGCAAGGGACGTATTGGCGGCAACTATCCGGTTAAATTAGACCGTGGCTGTGAGATTACGCCTATTATGGATACTATCCATGATATTTGCTATCGTGAAGCTATGATGGACTTCCGCAAGATTTTGAACGATGCAGAGATTTTTGCAGAGCTTAAAACTAAGCTTGGTGAGCAGAATGTGCGTCTGCTGCGTGAACAACTGGAAGCGTGCGCTAATCCGTACAGCAACAAGCAGGCTGCGCAGGCCGAAAAAATATTCTCTAAGACAGCGGACATCTTGCGCAGGACGGCTACGAACGGCGCTATCATGTTAAACTTAAAGACCGCGGCGCAGAACTTCAGCAACATCTTGCTATACGGAAACAGCGTTGAAGGATTTACGCACGCAGATGCTTTCCGCGCTATGTCACGTGCGTTCAGCGTACAGGGCAGAGCTGATGTTGATGCTATCTGCCGCAAGAGCGCCTTTATGCGTGAGCGCATGGAAACGCCAGACGTGGCCTTGAATGACATAAAGAACCGCAAGGATTTGAATGTTGTTGAACGCAACACGTTGAAGTACGGCGCTAGGCTGCTTGGCTACACTGATATGCTGACAGCGAAGCCGGTATTCGCAGAGGCCTACATGAAGAAAATCAACGAAGGTGCAAGCGAACAGGCAGCAATAGACTTTGCTAACCGTGTTGTTCGTCGCACGCTGGGCAGCAGCAGAATGCAGGACGTATCAAGCTTGCAGCGTGGCAGCAAATTGTTTAGACTCTTTACGATGTTTCAGGGCTTCTTCAATACGCAGTTTAACCAGTGGGATAGAGAATATCACATCGTGCGTAAGCTGTGGAACGACGGCGAAAAGAAAGAGATGATAGAACGCCTAATAGCTTTTGTCAGCGCTAAATTCTTGGGCGCGTGCCTGATGAACGTTGCGATAGCAGAGCTTTCCTTAACAGCGCCTTTTGAAAAGGATAAGGACGGCTATCGTAAAATCAGCAAAGAGCTGCTTAACTATCCTATTTCTATGGGTGGACCTATCGGACAATTCTCGAACGTTGCCTTGCAGAATTTGCTCGGCATGAGAAACTACGGCTATCGCCTGACAGCTACACAAGGTCTGTTAGATAAAGGCCTAACGGTTGCACATCGTGCTGGCGACGCTGCTAGAGGCGAGAAGGACGCAAGCACTTTGCTTGAGCCTGCTGCTTATACGATTGGCGCGGCATTCGGCGTTCCGGGCGGCGTATTTAACCTGATATTCAACGGCATTGATATTTACGACGGTACTATGGATGCAGAACTTGCGGACATTATGGGCCGTCGTCCGAAGAATGAGCGCAAGCCAGAAGAACAGCTTGAACTTGAAAAGGAGAGAGAAAAATACTAAAAGATTTCACAAATACTCATTGATAAAGTGAGCAAAATTATGTGCTAAAATTAAAGAAAGTAAATCATTTAACGTCTATCTTTTTTTAGATAGACGTTTTCTTTTTATGAATCAATGAAAGGGGCTGTTATTATGATTAGCAGCAGCGAGAACCGCGTATCGTATGACGGCGACGGTTTGGCTAAAGAGTTTGCCTACCAGTTTAAGATTCTGGAAAAGAGCGACATTAAAGTTATACTGGTAAAGCCTGATGGCAGTACGCAGATTTTAAACAAAGATTATTATGTTGACGCAGAAAAGAGCGTTGCTATTTACCCCGGTTATGCTCCTGGTGCAGAAATTCCCGAAAGTGAAAGACCGCCTATTCTACCGACAGGCTGGCGACTGGTGCTTTATAGAGAAGTACCTATTACGCAGCTTAGCAAGCTTCTTGAACAATGGCCGTTTAACATTATAGAGGACGGACTAGATAAATTAACAATTATTTGCCAACAGCTCAAAGATGAACTTATGCGTTCGCTGCATATTGATGAGAGCCACGCTAGTGATGTCGATACTACTGTCCCTTGGCAGCCTGGCAAGTCCTTCCGCATAGCAGACGACGGCAAAAAGCTGGAAACGACAGAAGACCCGGCAAAGGTAATACCAACAGTAAATAGTATCTACAATAAAACAGTTGCTGACGCTAATAATATTTTGGCGCAGGCAAAGGCGCAGGCGAACAGTGCGGCGGATAGCGCAAGTGCTTCCGCGAACAGTGTTGCGGAAGCAGACGCAACGCTAGCTAACATCAAAAGCGAAGCAGCGAAGGCTGAAGCGACGCTGACAGGTATTGCGGCAGATGCAAAGGAAAGTGCTTATAGTGCGGCGGGGAGTGCGGATAAAGCGCAGGGGTATATAGACAAAGCAGATTATGGTTTTATAAAGCGAAACACAGCATACGCCGTAGGAGACATAGCGTATAGTACGCAGCTTCCTGCAGGTTATTACCTAGAGTGCGTAACAGCAGGTACTACGGGGAATACTGAACCTAGCATTAGCGTGGAATCGGAAAGTGTTAGTGACGGTACAGTAAAGTGGGGCGTAAAAAATTTACAAGACGCTAGCAAATTAGGCTTGCCTGTTGGCTTTGAAGCATTTACAACAAATCCAAACCTGCAAGCTGGGTGGTTACCCTTGCTAGGTGGAGAATATAGTCGTACCACTTACGCTGACCTTTGGGCGTGGGTGCAGACACAGGCAGGCTATCTGATTGAAGAATCAGCATGGCAAGCTAAGGCTGCTGCTAATGGTGGCAATGTACCTTTTTACAGTAAGGGCGATGGCACTACCACGTTCCGTGTGCCTGCGCTGAAATGCTGGGTACGTGGTGCTGGTAGTATTAGTGAGATTGGTGGCTATTTGACTGCTGGATTGCCGAATATTGAGGGTGAAGCAGGTGAACAACTTTGTGCTAAAACAGAACTGAGTTGCACAGGTGCTCTGTATCAAAGCCTTGTATCAGCAGGTGGTGAAGCTAATGGTAATTATAAATATGTAAGTTTAGGATTTGATGCATCTCTATCCAATCCCATCTACGGCTCATCTAACACAGTACAACCTCCATCCATCGTTGGTTTATGGTGCGTAAAAGCATATGGCACTATTACAAATGTTGGCAGCACGGATGTTGCTAATATTAGTACAGGATTGACACAAGCAGAAATGCGTATTAGCCTGTTGGAAACCAGCAAAGTTGATAAAGAAGGTGCTGCATGGGTTGTAGAATCCTATCGCAATGACACTGAATGGTATAGAGTATGGTCTGATGGATGGTTGGAACAAGGTGGGCAAATCACAGATAATAGAGCAGCACTAACTTTTCTGAAACCATTTGTAAATGCAAACTATTATATAAATGCATTACCAACCCAAAAAGGTAAGTGGGGTGGTTTGAGCTTTCAAGTTGTAAATATGACGGCAACGTCTGCTGAACTATGGAGTACTATATCCAATAGCGGGGTAGCTATTAATAATTGGCAACATAATAACATTATGAATCCTGTTTGGTACGCCTGTGGACAAGGAGCGTGATTAAATGTTGGGTACAAAAATCTATAAAACAGACATGAGCAATTACACTGATTGTGCTATTTGGTGTAATCAAAACAAAGCTACTATTGAGGATAAAGGTGCATATTACGAAGTGGTAACCTTACCACTGCCGACGTTGGAGGAAATCAAGCAACGTAAAATCGCAGAGCTTAAAGCTCAGCGTGATGTATCAGATGTAGAGCCTATTATCTACCAAGGCTACTCTTTTGACTATGATAGCAAGACAAGAGAGCGTATAAATGCTGCCATAATCGCTCTTGAAGTTGCAGGTGCTTCCGCCACCCTCACATGGACTACCGCAGATGATAAAGATGTAAAAGTAACTGCATCTGACCTGCGTGGCATTATTGCACAGGTAGCATTGAGAAGCGACAAGCTCCACACAGCTTATAGAAAAGCTAAAGAGAAAGTGGAAACTGCTACAACCAAAGAGGAAGTAGAATCTGTTGAATTAGAAGTTTAAATATCAGCGACAAAACAAATAGGAATGAGGTGTTTTATGATTGAATCAACTGTACAAACTGTAATAAATATTATTGCTGGTGCTGTTATCTCTTATCTTTTTGCTTTGTATCGCCAGAAGAAAAAAGAGAATGACGCATTAAAGGCAGGCTTACAAGCGTTGCTGAGGGACAGAATTATCCAGGCGTACAACCATTACTGCGACGATAAGAAGTGGATTCCCATTTACGCTTTAGAAAGCATCAACGCTTGCTACAAGAGCTATGAAGCTCTTGGCGAGAACGGAGTTATAAACGGCTTAATGGAACAGCTTAACGACCTGCCTAACTATGAGCCGCATCAGAAAGGATAAGCAAATGAAGAAGCTATTAAATATGCTAAAGAAGGACGAGAACACGTTGAGCATCGGCAGACTGTGTGCTGTGTTGGCGTTTATCTTGTTCTGCGTAATTTCTCTTTACCTTGCGTTTTTTGTAAAAACGTGGGGCAATTATGAAGCCTTTGCTATGGCTTGCGTATCTTTTATGCTTGCGCAGCTTGGCAACAAGTATGTAGAGACTAAAGCCATGAAAGTGAAGAACGACGAGTAAATTTTGAGTAACGCCACTTGACTTTTTTACAAAAATGCACTTGACTAATTTTCACTAAAAACGCTGAAAGCTAGATGCAGCAAGGGTTTTGAGGTGTAATGATGTTGTTGCAAAAAGTCAAGTGACACATATTTAACACACATTTTAGAAGATAAGCAACAACTTAACAAAACAACTAAAATGTGAAATCAAGAAGTGAAAATCAAAGGAGTGATAATAATGATTATTACAGGTATGGCGCATTTTGAATCCGTATGTAAAAACAAATTAGTGGAGTGGTATAACCAATCTCCCAACATCCATAATGGCCCGAATGACGTTCAGCCCATCACATTAGAGAATGTCTATGTGGTTTGGGCGTGCAAGACGTTGCAGAACTACAAGGCGTTGTTATCAACTACCGTGAGCGGTGATGGCATTTATGTCGAATATACCTATAACGGCGACAAGCAAGAAATGTATGAGGACGTATACAAGAAGGTTTCTAACCGTTGCTTAAAAAGCGAGTGAGGTGATAGCTATGGACTGGAATAAAGCATTAGCAAGAGAAATTGCTAAAGGTATTATCGCGACAGGAATCGAGGGCGACTTTGACAGCGTGGCAAAAAGCACCGCCTACGCCTATCCGTCAATCGGTGTGAGCCAATGGGAAGGCAACAGAGCCGATGCGCTTTTAAGAGCTATTCCAGGCGGTGAAGAATTTGTTGGACGAACATACATCGACATTAAGGCAAGCGGCGAGTTGCCGATGCTGAAAGAGCTGCTTAGAAGCGACGCAGGTAAACAGGCAGCACTTGACCAGCTTTCTCGCGATTGTTTGCAGTACGTCGAAGTCTTGCAGCAAGTACCGACGTTAGACGACACACGCTGCATTATTTATGCCGGTATGTGGTGTCCTACGTCAACCTACGTCGTAAAGCGTTTTCTGGAGAATCGCTTTGAGCGCGTAGACTTGCGTAGCCTTGAAGCGTTGAACAAACTGTTCAAACATTATTACTTTATTGCTGCAGACGTTGGCGAGATGTATAGAGCTGGTTATGCCAACAGAGCGGACAATACATATCAGTATGTTGCTGGTATTGATTTGACTACACCATACGGCGTACCTGCTTATGGCTATGCTGGTAATGGAAGATAAGGAGGAAATCAAAATGAAAAAGTATATTGGTTGCAAATGTGTAGAAGCAGAACCGTGTAAAGCATGGAAAGAAATGGGCACTCACAAAATCGGGGAAGACGGCTATAAGGTTGCTTATCCCGACGGCTATGTTACATGGTCTCCGAAAGATGTTTTTGAAGCGGCATATGTTGAAACTCCCGAGAGTGTTGCACAAGATGTTTTGCGTGATTGTACGAAGCAGATTGTTTTAGGAGTGGTAGTTGCCGGGGCCTTAGAAAACTTGAAATAATGGAGGAATTATCATGGAAAAATTAAAAGCATTTGTTGCTGATAAGAGATTTTTAGTAGGTCTTGTTTTAGGCTTTATTTTAGGTGCGTTGCACCATTTTTACGGCTTATAATCGAGGTAAAAATGACAAATGAGACGAGACGTAAAATTGACAAGGCTGTTAAAATCAGCCTTATTATTGCTGGCCTTTTACTTATCTGCAATGACGTGTACTGGCGTTGGCACAGCGGAAGCAGCTCCGCAGCAGATAACAATGTCACTAGCACAGTGGAATCAATTCAAAGAGCAAACGAATCTGCTAGAAGCGAAATTGAGTCTGGTAGACGAGAAGTTGAAGCAGCAAAAGAGCACGTCAAAAGAGCTGCTGACGCAGTTGGACGAAGCACAGAAGCAGCTCAGGCTAACGCAAGAAGCACTGACGAACTCCAATCGCTCATTAGCGAATGTCAGGGAATCGTTGAAGCGCAGCGAGGACTTATACAAGACATTGACCAGGAAAATGGAATCGGAGAACAGGAAGAACCGCAGGGTTAAGTACCAGCGTAATATTTACGCAGGATGTGCGATATTTGCTATTGCGTATGCTGTTGCAAAATAAAACACGGATGACGGATGGTGGAATGATGGAAGAAAAGGAACTAGTCCCCGCTGGTCTAGTAACAATGCTGCTGACCGGCTATCTTAGAACAATTTATATTATGGCAGCAGGCTGGGTGTTGACCACAGTTGCGCTGCTTGGGTACATATTTTTGAGTAGGTGATAACAACATGAATGAGATGCTACGAAAGACGCGCGAATGGCTGAACTGTTCAACGCGACGGTCTTTCAGTGCGGTTCTCCATGAAGCAAAAATTACGCCGCGCCAGACGCAGATTTGTGAGCTAAAATTTGTAAAAGGCTTGACCAATTACCAGATAGCAGCAGAGCTGAATGTATCTGACAAGACGATAGAAAAGGAATTAAACCGTGCTTATAAAAGCATTACAAATGTTTTAAAATCCCTCTAATCAGCACGGCGGCACAGGGGACGGAGTAATCTGTCCCCTTTCTTCTTATACGTGCGGAGGTATAGCGATATGAAGCGAGACGAATCTAATCTTGTTAGTTTGCTTATTGGTATAGGCATAGGCTGGCTAGGCTTTACCGCAGACGGCCAGCAAGTAGTGCGGAACGTACTGCACACAGTAAAAACGAAGTATCAAGTAGTTGACGTTAACGAAAAGAAAGAAGGGAACGAAGATGTTAAAAAATCCGAATAACTGTCATTATAAATCTAGTCTTGATGTGGCTGCTACTAATCAAGCAATTTTAGCTGACGGCCTTATCAATTTTGATATTATCAATACCAATACTGGCGTGAGCATCGACTATTCTACAGGCAAGGTTGTAACCTTAAAGCAACCTGGACTGTATCACGTTGACCTGCAAGCCACGGTTGAGCCGACGGCGGCAGGACTGGTTACAATGAATCTGCTGAAAGGCGGCGTCGTTATCCCCGGCAAGAATCCTGCTGCGGCAGCGGCAGCGGCAGGCAGCGCCGTAAGCTTGACGACTGCAGCCGATATTTATATTCCGTGCTGCGGCGTTCCCGCTGCAATCAGCGCACAGATTGATGTAGCAGGAACGGTTGCTAGTGCGACTATGGTAGTTACTAAAATGGCGTAAGGCGGTGAGCTACTATGCACAAGAGGTTTAAACATTACTGGGAAGAGGCGCAGGGCAGCGACGTTAAAGAGCAAGAGCTGACAGATATTGTCTGCGACGCACTGGATGAACTGCGAATGCACTGCCCACGGCTGTACTGGGACACTATGTATAAGATGCACTGCGCTGTGTATGGCCCGCATTTTGACGAGCATTTAGCAAAGAAAGCTGTTGCTAGGATGAAGAATGTTGACGGTACCTGCGGCGAGCATTGGACGTATGAGCAGACCAGCCAGCTTGCAGACCAGCAAGGTATAACGCAAAAAGCGGACTGGTACTATGTCATGAATATGCTCTACTCCGACTACTCCGAGATTTACGGCAGCGACATTAATATGTATATCCGTGTAGCAAAAGCCTATATGCGCGACCC